TCGAAGTGCAACACGACGGCGACGGGATCCGCCGTATCGATTATGTATTTCAAGATTGGTACGACGGCGCACGGCGTGAAGTACCCGAAGGCTCCCCCGTATGGAGATACGCCTCGATGATGTTAGAAATTGAGGAGGCGTAACCGTGGAGAATCTCACCAAGCGCGGGGCCTTCGTGTTAGGCGTGGCCGTCGGCCTTCTAATCGTCGGGATCTATTGGATCACGGGAAATTTTTGGTGGAATGAAGGCGGGATCTGTATCGGCACAATGGCCGAATGCACTCTCTAGGAGCGTACTATCTCGCACGGCGTGAGCCGTGCGCGGTAGTCTGCCACTAGGGGCAGAATCTTAAACCTTGGAAGGGGTTATCTAATGAAGTACGAGAAGAATCGGGTGAGTCTCGTTGATCTTTCAACGGGTGAAGAGATAGTGAGCGCGGATCTAACCGCGCCACGGGTGAAGGCCATAGTGAAGGCTTACGCCTTAGCGGGGATCGAATTAGGCCAGAGGGAGCGGGTGAGCGCGTGAGTGCCGTGATGTGTCCGTGGTGTGGTGATGATTACACGGCTACCGCTTGGGATCCTCCTCATAATTGCAAGGAGGATAAAGAATGAGCGGGGATCTATTGAAAGCTTTACAGGAGGCGGGGATCTTGGAGATTATCCCCGTCGGATCTTACGAAGAGAAGGGTGAGGAGAATGAGTAGAGAATTAGAAGTGTTACGCGAGGAGTATTGGAGGGTGAGGGCTAACCCTATCTTCGATAGCCCCGCCGATTATTGTATTCTCTTGGATCTTATTATAGATCGAATTGAAGTATTAGAAGGGAGTGAGAATAATGAATAACGGGGCTTGGACGATAGGCCGTGAGCGTAAGATCCAAGGGGCCACGCTCCTAGACGATAACGATAGATTCTACTTAGAAGTAGAGGGTGAGAGGCGGTACGGCTACCGTACTTCCCTATCTGGCACGTACGTATGCTATACCGACGGCCACTTATGCGAATGCGGGGAGGGGGAAGAGTGATCGGAGATACGAAAGAGGAGATAGTTACACAATTAAATGATCTAATCTACGGTGATGATCCCTATGATCTATCGGACATAGAAGACATAATCGGAGACGGTGATCTATTCGAGTACTTATAGGGTAAGGTAAGGCAATAGCGGTTAGCTATCTCTCCTCCTCCACGGGTAGAAGTGGAGGGGGAGGGAGGGTGAATCGCCCTAATAAATACCTTGGAAGGGGTAAGTAATGATCGTATGGAAGAGCGAGCTAACGAGTGAAATGGTAGATGAAAGATTATCTACCGACGAATTGGCAGAATTGGCGCACGAATTGGATACAGCAATTATGCAGATCTGCCAGAGCTACGGAGTAGGTGAGTAATAATGAATGCTAAGCACGAGAGACTATTGAATCACGTAACGCGTAAGTGCGTGGACACGTGGACGTTAGATAATAACTATCGCGTGAAGGTGTACACCTACCACGATAAGAGTAAGAAGGCCTATTGGAGCATAATCAAAGAGTGTATCGTCGAGGAGAGTGGTACTACGGGGATCTATTTCGAGCGCCATAGTGTCCACGCGGATCTTAATAGGTTAGCGGGTAACGTGTCGGCCCTACGATTTAACGGCGACGTGATGATTAAGGCGCACGATACCGCTATTGATTCAGTACGAGATCTAATAGATCAGCTACTAGATTCTAATAAGGAGAAGGTGAGCGCATAATGAAGGCCAAGGCAACCCTATCTCTTACCATTGACATAGATTCTGAAATTGAAATGGGCTTGGAGATCAATAGTAATCAAGAGGCAGAAGACTATGCCATAGAGCAAATGATTGAATGGATCTATGAAATGGTAAAAATGAATGACCTAGGAGAATGCATAAGAGTAGAGATTACGGAGGATAAGTAATGAGTGAGTATGACTATAACGTTATCTTCACGGGTAACTATTGGAGCCTTACTACCCGTATCTCTATTGATCTAGACGATACGACGGGTAACCTAAGTGATGATGCACGTGAGCTAGCCTTAGATAGGGCTAATGATGCTATTCGTGAAGAGTTAGGGATAGATCCTATTAATTTCGCTCACTCTACGAACGTCTCACTACTACTAGACGGCGAAGAGATCTGGCTTGAAGGGTTAGGGGAATTCCCACCCGTACACGTATCAACAATAGAAGAGGAGAATAAATAATGACAGAAGAGAGATCAGTAACGCACGTAATGACGATAGTAATTCAAGCGGGATCTAAGTGGAATAAGGTAGAGCTATTCGATTTTAGCGGTGGTGAACCTACTCCCCTGGCTTCGGGTGAAGGTAGCAATTGGCGCACGGCGTTAGGCGAGGCGTTATCTAAGATCACGTTATCGTCGGATACGCCAGAGAAGACTATCAACGACGTAGTAAAAGAGAAGATAGAAGAGGAGGGTGAGTAATGGGATACGAGCCAGAGCTTAATGATCCTGTCTTCTACGAAGACGACGAAGAAGAACTAACCGAAGAGTTTGATACCTTAGAAGAGAAGGAAGGGGAGAGTAATGAATAAAGAATACTGGCAAGCTAAGGCAGAATTGTGTAGAGATCTAGCCTTGGTGCAGATACAGGAAGAAGATACAGAGAAGGAGGCGGGTATGAATCTAATGAGAATGACTTACGCCTTGTCTATGGTTGATGCCTATTCAGAAGGGAAGGGAGAGAATGAGTGAAGTAATTGCATTTCACCCTCGCGTATCCCCACTTGTCAATTTATACGAAGTAGTAGATGAGAAGGGTGAGGCGATCTGGGGTGGCAACGATACGCACGAAGCTATCCGCTACCTACGCAATAGCCCTGTTAATTGCAGGATCCTTGTATCGGGTTGGGAGAGTGACGACGAAGACGCTCACCTTGTAGGCCAACCTATTGACATCACCAAGCTAGTCTATGCCGTGTTAGCGGTGAGCCAATGATCTATTGGCTAGGTTTATTAGGTGTAATGCTGATGGCATACGGGCTAATTGTGTGGGAGGATAGGATCAATGGAAAATGAGAAGAGATTGGCGAGTGCTGCAAAGCAAGCCGTCTACTACCGCAACTATCGAAGAGCAAGAGATCGCGCTCTGGTGAAGCTGGCACAAGCCTACCCAGAGGCATACAAAGAATTGCTGGAGAAGGAAAAGGTGAGTGATGAGCAAGAAGGCAAAGCGTGGATTGATCTTGACGGCACTACTGTCAGCCCTCGTATTACTGCACGTGCAAAGGCTAGGGGAATTACCTTTACCCCAACCGATACGAACAAAAGCAACGATGGAGGAAAAGCGTGAAAACAAGGCACTTATCATTAGTTACTCAAGAGCACTTGGATACACCAAGCGAGAAACCAAATGCCTCATCGCCTTATGGACCCGTGAGAGCAGGCTTGACCACCTCGCAGATAACCCCAGAAGCACGGCTTACGGAATTGCTCAACTCCTTAGAGAGCGTAGTCGAGAGCCTGAACTACAAATCCTTCACGGTCTACGATACCTTGACCATCGCTACGGAAAATCTGCGTGTCGCGCTCTCAAACATAGCGACAGACGTGGATGGTACTGATAAAATCTGAACTGCAATTCTCTCCTGCGGTCCAAAGAGCCTCACTACACCCTTCCGTAGTGGGGTTCTTTATTTATCCACCAGTACTATAGAAGCCTTTACCCTTGAAGGTGATGCCAGGTGAATCCCACTTACGGATCATACTTATGTGGCACACAAAGCAGGTAGGATCACGTGGCTCCTCGTGGATACTGCGCTCAATAGTTATCTCCCCATTGCACTCAGGGCAACGATAGTCATATTGCATTAGAGCTTAACCGCCTCTTCAATAGGTAGATAACCTACTAACTTACTGACTTTGTTAGATCGTGAGAACTCAGTAGTCGCTGGCATCCAATGACTAAACCATTCAGGTTCTGCAACATCCATTAGATCAAAAGAAAAGACCCCTTCTGGGGTCGAGTTAATGTAGAACGGAGTTAGATCTCGTTCTGCTGCTTGGGTTATCAGCTTCCTATACTTCATCTCTTCAATTAGTAGCGTGTCATAATGTGTATGTCTACACTTGAGTTCAATGTAGTGAGCAGCCATAACACTAATGCAATCAAAGGAGTCATAGATACCCTCGGACTTGGTAAGATCTGGGTATAGGTTATCCCTTAGATACTCAAATAGTTCAATCTCTTTCATTGCCAAGGGTTGTCACCGCCTAAACCGTTCTGCACCTTACGCAATGCGCTGGTACATCTACGATCTACGGTAGAAACAGCACATTCTAGGTATTGTGCTACTTGTTGCAAGGTATGTCCCTCGTGGTAGCGCAAGCGAAGTATGGTTTGATCTTCTACTTCTAGTTTTAGATAGGAACGCTTGACATCTATCAGGGTAGCAAGCAGGTTGCCACCTTCTGCTGGAACGCTAGGCTTCTTAGGTGAGCCATCGTTGATTAGGTTCTGTGCTTGTTCTAAGACTGTGTTATCTACAATGGATGCAATCACGTGAGGCAATACCTGTGCGATCATAGCTGTATCGTAGAAGGCTTCATCACCTGTTCGATAGCCAGACTTAGCGGCCTTCTCCTTGCGAGCATAACGTTCAGCAGCACGTTTCATCTGCCAAGCAATACGTTTCTCATTGATAACACGTTGGACTGCGTTGGCTTCATTGAGCATCTCATCGAACTGTTTGCCACGTGTTAATGCCCAAGCAAGACACTCTTGCAGTACATCATCTCGTTCTACATAACCACGAAAGCGACGTGCTATTGCACTTGCAACGCTAGGTGCTATGTCGTAGATAGACTTATGTAACTCAGTCATTTTCCTCTACTTCAGGCCACACGCCATCGAGTACCATCATTGCAATAGCTGAGTAGTTAAGTAGATCTAAGAATGAATCACGCAATGACTCGTTACTTGGGTTGACATTAGAATCAACAAGGTTATTAATGCGAGCTATCTTGTCCCACATACGTACACGCAGACCATTAAGTGGTCCACCTGGTGAGTGAGCAATGTTCTTTGGACCGTAGTCGTGGTGCTTACGTACCAGTAGGTTGCCTGCTTGATCCATAATACGCCAGACATCAGCAACAAACGCCTCATCTACCTTGCTGGGATAGGACGGACTAATAAAGTCTCGGTTTCCATATTGATCTCTAGGATCTGGAAGCCCATATGCTGCAAAATCTGTGCCATCTGTAACCATTCTTCTTTACTCACTCTTCTCACCTAGTAGCAAAGCCTTCGTAGCATCTGCACCGTGTGCTAGATAGAAGTCATTGATGTCCATTGATGGGGGTAATGTTACTATTGTACTATTTGTAACCTCTTGTGCGACACGCTTAGAGAACTCAGCTCCTGGGTTAGTGCCATCTTCCTTGATGTCATTGTCACCGATAACAAAGATGTTGTCATAGCCTGTAAAGAGCTTAACAAAGTGTGGCTTCCAAGCCTGTACTCCAGGTACACCTACTGCTGGTATGCCAACTAGACCAGACAAGATAACGGTATCTAACTCACCTTCACATACTGCAATAAAAGAGCTATCAATAGTTATATCACCTACGTTATATAGGTGTGCCTTCTGACCCAATGGAGATCCATACTTGGGTTTGCCTTCATCTAATCGTCTGAACTTGAAGCCAACACACAGACCAGTAGCCGTGATGTAGGGTATAGAAAGCCAGCCCGTGTGCATTTCGTGGCCGTTGATTGGATCTGTTACCACACCCAATGAATACTGGTGTGCAACTACATCAGATATTCCACGTCCTTCGAGATAGTTTAGAGCCTCTTCGTTTATTGCCTGACTGTAATGATTGGCCGCTTCCAGCAGTGATTTCGATTGCACGATTGAGGGCATCTTTGAACTCCAAGTTCTCTATTTCCATAACCACATCTACTGCACTTCCACCCTTACCGCAGGTGTGGCAGTAGTATAAATTGTCATAGGTATTTATTACAGCACTGCGTCTACTATCGTTATGGATGCAACAGCGAACAGAAGCTGACTTACCTTCTCTTACCTCACCGCCATAGTGAGCAACGATTAATCCTACGGGGATTGAGTTTGCATCAACGGAACCTTTTTGTCGTCCCGCTTTACGTACCCTGGACCAGTCTTGTGCTGGCATACACACCCCTTATAGTCGCACTTATCGTGCCAATTAGTTGCACGTTTGTAGTGAGAAAGAGCGTTCTCTTCTCCACCTTTAAGACAGTTCTGGCAGATCATCTTCATCCTCTTCGTTAGTTGAAACTTCAACTACTTCTTCTACTACTGGTACTAATATCTCTGTTGTTGTTATTTCTCCACCTGGTACTGGCATTATTTTTTCTCCTTTATCCATTGTGATAGGTCTTGAATGACCCAGGCTTGTTCTATTGGTGCGTTGCGACGCTTAACTACAACATAGGAAAGAGGAACTTCCCCAAGACCCCTAGCCTTTGCGTAGTTAAGCGCCTCAACTTGTGCTTCTCTCCAGAATTCAGGCAGGGAAAGGGTCTGCCTGTTCTTGAGTTCTAGGATAAAGGTTTCTCCAGATATGATAACAACCATATCACCTTCATCTTTTGCCCCAGCCTTAGTCAAACGTTCTGCCATAGCTCCCGCGTTACGTAGCCATTTCATAACATCTGTCTCAAACTGAGAACCCTTACGTCCATTCTTGTTAGCCATAGATATTACTTTCTGCATTAGAACGAAGATATGCTCTGCCTTGTGCATCATCATCACCTATTTGACAAGCACCAAAGTTCACAAACAGCGATGCCCATTGAGAGGCATCTGCATAGTGTGGACCAAAGCGGTTTTTAACTGATGCAATACGCAATAGACCTTGTGATGGATCATAACCTAGTGTAAGTATCAACGCTGGTAACTGACTTACCTTGCCGTGAATAGCTCGTCTAGGTGGTGGCATCATAGGAGAACCATACTCTGATTGTTCTGATACGTGATGGAGTACTAAGACGCAAGCCTCTGTCTTACGTGCCATATCGTGCAACTCCATCATAATTGCACGTAGCCCTGCCCACTCATTGTCTGTCTCAGCAGATACATTCATTAGGTTATCTATGATAATCAACTGAGGTGCTACTCCATACAATTCAAAGTATGCCTTTATCTCCATCTCAATATCATCAAGAGACGGACTGGAGTCAAAGACCCATTGAATATGTGATGTCTTAGCTAAGTGCGCTGAATAATAGTCAGCCCTATTCTCTATGTTTTGTTCCACAGCCAACTGGCTATGACCCGATAGGTGTGCAGCAGCACGAATCATTACTGTCGCAGTATCTGTATCGGCGGAGAAGAAAAGCGTTGGCACCTGTGCTTTGATGGCATAGATCAATGCGAACATTGACTTACCAGCATTAGGTGCTGCAGCTACCATACATACTTGGCCACGACGAAACTTAATAGATTGCTTGACAAGATTTTTCCACACATCAGGTAGTGGCGTGGCCTTAGTGGTCACTCCACTCCAAGCACGGGAAAGTTTAAGCACTCTTGTCCTCTTCTAATCTTATGTTTCGTAGCCTACGAATTTTGCGTCGTTCGCTTCCTGTCATTCCACCCCAGATGCCGTGATGTTCCTTGCGGATACCCCACTCTGCACACTCAGTGATGTGTTGACACTCACGACAGATTGATTTTGCTGATGCAATATTGATGCGAGCTAACTTGCCTTCATATTCTAAATCAGGAAAGAATAGATCGCCACCTACTTGAGCACATAAAGGAACCTCAAACTCGTGCGGTTCCCGCATTTGCTAGGCCCAGATAGTTGAGCACTTATCTGTTGCACCCTTTGGTGCAGCACACATCCAGCCCTTCCAAGGGCCACGAGCAGAAGTACCTGTACGGAAACTCATTACACCGTGCTTACAACTTGGTGCTTGACCTTCAACAACAGCAGGTGCTGCAACAGGTGTTGCATTAAATGCCTGTGCTACTGATTCAGCAGTAGGTGCTGGTGTTCTACCACCGTTGAGTTCAGCATCAGTAGATTTGATAAGAGCTGACACCATTGATAGATCAGTAAGACCTGTCTCTAATTCCTTTACATCAGTTGCATAAAGATTGATAAGCGTTCCATTGTTTGTCTTAAAGTTCACTTGGAACTTTGTGTTCTCATTTGCAGCCATTTACTTTCCTCCAGATTGTTTGATTGTTAACCGTAATGAATCTGCACCCTGCTTAGTTGGTACGAAACCAAGTTTAGCAAGTACTTCATCTTTGTCTACCGATGTTACTCCAGCTACCTTGTTCCAACGAACTTGGATACCTGTATCTGTAACCCCAGCGATTCCTTCAAGGGCTGACTTTAGTGAGTCTTTCTGCTTTGTCAACTCTTTGATCTTGTCGTCTAATTGTAAGTATTTCATCGCATTAGTTGAGGCATCCTTGTCTTGGATCAATACCTCTTCAGTTGCGATACGTTCTTTTTTTAGACCAACGCATCCTAACTGCCCACTTGCGTCATAGAATTTGCAGTAAAACTTGCAGTAGTTTTCTTCACGCTCTGGCTCTGGTGCTGTCTCTGATGCTTTGATAGCTTCTAGCCAGCTCAGTGCCTCTAGTGCCATTGCTTCATCGTAATCTTCTGTGTGAACTTTAACGTCTCGCTCATCACCATCACGTGCTATAGCGACAAGCGAGACTCGCTTTACATTATAGCCATTCTTAGCCAGTAGGTAGCCATAAGTCTGCACTTGCCAGCGTTGCTGTGTTGATGGAAAGTATGAAAGGTTACGTACCTTGCTTGTCTTCCAGTCAATAACATCACCAGTACCAGGTACGAAACAGTCAATGTGTGCTTTCATTCCATTGTACTCAACTGCAGTTTCAATCATCACATCTGGATTATCTGCTAATGCTTCTTCAATAGCTGCGTGAATAGCAGTACCCATAATCGCAGCGAGTTTCATCTCATTGTCATTAGTCTCTGGCTGATCGTTGAGTCGGTACCACACCTTACGACGGCAACCACCTAACTCAGATGGTCCAATCTGTACCTGTGTAGAACGTGAACGCTTAGCATCACCTGCACGTAGTGCAGTTAATAATAATTCCTTTGGGTCTGTCATTTTTTATTCTCCAGACTTTGATCGTGTAATAAGAAAGCAAGTCTGCAGGCTTTCCAACCTTGTTCAAACCAATAATGTGCAGCGTACTCACCTGTTGCCATAACGCCTTTGAATTCAGGTTGTACTTCTTCATATGTATTAAACTCCATTAGAATTCCTTTCCACATTGAACACAAATACAATGACCACTAGGTCCATCAACGAACCAGATATGTCCCCATATCCAGCAGCGTAGCTTCTTTAGTATCTTCACATTCGTTCCTGTACCACCAACTGTAAAGGCTTGCCAGTATTAGAGTCAAGAACCGAAGCTATCTCAACAGCTTTACGGGCGTGTCTCTTTGCATAATCTAATTCAACATTAGGTTTGATAACTGAATACAAGTAGCCAAGAGCAAGCTGACCACCAGAACCAATGCCATACGTTCCGTGATTTGCTTGGAAAAAAGAGAGATCACAAGCAATACGAAAGATATTGCCGTTAAAAGCAATGAGATAATCGAAGCCACCATCTTTGTCCACCTTGTTGTAGTCGTAGTTGTTATCGTTAAACGCTGTAATCAAACTAGGGATAATCTTCTTACCCATAAATTGCGCTGGCTTCTCACCTCGATAGACGGGTGGCTTCCAGTTATAGGAAAGGATATCTCCAGGTCGTGTATCACCTGAGATTCCAATGAGATACTTACCCACTTCAACAATCTTTGGCGTGGATGTAGCAATGGTGACTAGGTTATCTTCGGTGATCTGAGAGTCAGCTACTAAAAGAGCGTAGTCAATTCCTTCTACTCCAACGATTGTGGTCATTGGGCAATGCTACACCTAACGGCGTGTCGTCGCGTTAGCGACACATATAATCGCTACCATATGAGCCGTGAGGCGAATTACTGTAATAGGGAGCGAAGCTCCTAGCGGTCAGTCTATGTGGTTCCGTCTACTCACCCTGCCTAAACTATGGTCTAAACATACCCTTCCTGAGCCTTTTGGAGCCGATCTGCGGGGTTTAGGACCTATACACGTATGTCCGTGTGGGTCACAGGTTTTTAACGTGATGTGCGCCTTTGAAGATAATGAACTTGTTTGGTGGTTTCTTGATGGAACCTGTGTTAATTGTGGAAACCTAGTGACTGTTCCTTGTCCTGCTGACGCAGAATAAAACGGCATAAAAAAAGAAGCCCACCCCTTTCGGGGTGAGCCTCTTCGCCTCGCAGTTACTTCTTACTTGGATCCGCGACCAAACTCCTTGGCCTTTGGATCAAGTGACTTCCAAATTGGTGCAATGAAAGCTGATACAAAAGCGTAAGCCAATGTCTTAGGGTCTGTAATTCCAGCAGCATATAAAGCTACTACTGAAGGAACTGCAGCACGAGCATAGGTTGTTGCGATTGCGATTAGTTTATCTGTCTTCATAGGTTCTCCTTATGACTTAAAGACTGGCTTACCAAATCCAACTATGGATACAGCCTGAGACTTTCTCAGTTTAGAGCCATTCTTCTTTTTGAAAGCACGTACCTTCAGGCATACTTGCCCTCCGTTACGTTGGTCACCCTTCTTATCTGGGGCTGTGTTGCCTTCGATACAGGTAACCGTTCCATCTCCGTTGTCTTTGACTACAATCCCAATGTGAGAGATACGATTGACATTATCTCCTGGGAAGTCAAAGAACGCTATGTCACCAGGTAGTGGTTGTGCTATATCAGATGCATCTTCCCACTGACTTTTCTTCATAAATGCTTGTGCTCCTGCTGCTGTTGATACACAGTTAGGAATCTTTAATCCAACTTGGTTAGCACACCAGTTAACAAATGAGCCACACCAAGGTAGGAAGTTGGCCTTAGTAAATGCACCATACTTAGTTTCGTTTTCTTTAGGACCTTCGATGACTCCAAGTTCACCTCTTGCTGTTGCAATAAAATCTATTCTTTGTCCCATTATGCACTCGCTTTCTTGTCTACCTTAGCAAAGGCTTCGTTAATTTCTTCTGATGTTAGGCTTCCATCTGCTAGGTAGAAACGTGCTAGTGCTTCAAGTACACGTGCTGCACCTAGTGCTCCTGCCAGTGCCGCTGCTTGCCATACTTCAATACCAACTAATGAACCAGCTCCTATTACTCCAAGAGATTCTGCTGCAATAACAGCGAATATTCTCATCATTACTTGCTTAAATGTTTGCATTATTTA